TGAAAAGTTTTTTTATCTCCTTTTAAAGTATACTCAACAAATTTTCTATCAGCAGTAACAGCATAAATTTTTTCATTTGATCCTGTATTAGTTCCTGTAATACCTACAAAATTTTCATCTTGTAATGGAAATGTTCTTGTTTGTTTAGATAAATTTTCATTATATTCTTCTATTAAATTAGTATGATCGTTTAAAACATATAAACTTCCAAATATTTCTGTATAGCTTTGAGCTATTTCATTAAATGTATTACTTGTAGTAGCAGAAAAATTAGTAGCTCCTGTAGTTGGAAATGTTAAAAGTGCTTTTTGTTTTATAAAACCTCCACCTAAATCACCTGTTTTTTTTGTAGCATCCCATTTTGTCATTCTATAAGTTGAGACATATTCAGCACCTGAAGATTTAATATCTTGTGTTGCTTTAGTTGTTGCGTAGTAATGTCCTTTGTAATAACCTAATCCAAAACTTTGTCTTTGATTAAGTATTCTTTTGCCTGATTTCATTAATTTATATTTAATAAGTCTTTTTCCATTATTTATGGTATTAGCAGTTTCATCAAAATCATATTCATCTATTTGTATTTCTTTTCTTTTGTCTGAATAATTACCTCTCCAAGGTTTATAACCTAAAAGTGCCATTTTACCATTAGCAAATGCTATTCCAGTATAATCTACTTTTGTTCTAATTTTTGTCCAAGTATATGGTGTATCAGCTCCACTAGCTAAATCATGGTCACCAGTATTACTTATAGGATAACTTACTATTTTATATTTATCTTCATGGTTACTTTCTCCAGTATCTTTATATAAAACAAATAACTTACTATTATGATAAGCAATATCTTGAATTTCATCATTACTATTAAGATCAGTAAGTGAAGGTGTAACAGCTTTTCCTAATGTAGGTGTTCCTTGAGCTGTAGCATCAGCAGGTTGAATAGGTAAATCATAAGTTAAACTATTAGTAGTTACAGCTTTAACTTTAAAAGTTCCGTTATATGGTGCAGAAGCTCCAGTACACCCTGCTATAACAATTAAATCTCCTGCCGAAACACCATGACTAGATAATGTTACTGTTGCTACAGAACTACTTGATGTAATAGATGAAACAGCATCATTACTACCATTATTTGCTTTATTTCTTGATGTACCAGTAAGTTGTGCAGGTCTTAATACTTTATCATTTAAAGCATATGCTTTGCCTGCTACCCAATAACCATCTGCTTTATCATAACTAGATACTGTTTCTAATAATGCACTTTGTACTACAGCGGTAGCAGTATTAACTGAAACTTCAGTTGTAGCACCTGTTGCTGTTAGTATTGTACATGGAGATAGTACATATTCATTTTCTGCTTTTAATGTAAAAGAAAAATTATCATACTCATCATAAGATGATCCAGTACCTCCAACCCATTGAACTTTAAGAAAAACATTTCCTTCTTCTGGAGCAGAACTTGCAAAAATAAAATTTTTATTTTGTGTGTCTGTATTTGTATTAGAACTTTCAACAGATACATTAGTAGTATCTGCTATTTGTACATATTCTTCATATGTTAGCCCACCATCTTTACTTCTTAATACTACTACTTGTCCTCTCCATACACCTTGTGTTTCTATGTTCCAATTTGAAAAAGAAACATTAATAGCATCTGATACAAAAAGTCTATCGTTAGATGCACCATCATTTTTACCTGTTAATATTTTATTAGCATTATCTCTTTTTTGTTTTATTACAAATGTAGAACCAACATGAGTAGAATAAAAAATATCATCTGACGCAGTTATTGTTATAATACTATCTTTTGCAGTTTCACCAGTAATAGAAAGTTTAGTATCTGTTTCATCTAATAAGGGAGGAAATAAAAATTGAAATTGTGTTAATGACCAATCTGCATCTGCAAATCTTTGTAATTTATTTACTTCGTGATCTTTATGTGCAATAAATAAAACATCAAATGACTGAAAGAATTTTAATCCATATAATTCATCTTCATCATATTCTGTATCTAAACGAATAGTTTCAACACCATCTTTATAAACTGTTAAAGAAAGTTTACTAAATACTAAAACATATGTTGTATCTGTATTAAAAATAAAAGGATATACTAAACTAGGTGATGAATCTAATTCAGAAATAAATTTAGTTGCAGGTCTTTTAGTTGCACCACCATATTCTAGTGGTATAAAGTTTTCCATTTTAAGACAGGCTTTATCGTATAACTCGTTATCTTGTCTAGCATAAACATAAGGAGAAACTTCGCCTGCATTGAAAGCGTTGATTACTTTTTTTGGCATAACGTCTCCTAAATAAAACTACCATACGATGTCTGTGAAAATGGTGGATATGAATTACTAAATGATGAACCAGATGTATATGTAGAATCTAGCCATTCACTATCTATTTCAGGTGCTTCTCGTTTTTCCATAGCGTTAACACGTCTTGCTTCTGGCATAACAACTCGATTAAATTCTTCCATTAAGTTAAGTGATAAACCTCTATCACCTGTAATTGTTGTAGCGATTCTTGATGCTAATAATGTTACAAATGCTTGTGCAAACATAGAATCCATTTCAGAAGGAGAAGGTTGTTTTATATAACAAAGCCAAATTTCTTTATGATGAGATAATAGCTTACCTCCTTCAATAGCATAATCTACAACAGGTTTGCCATATTCATATGTTTGATCTGAATTTGTTACATAAGTAGCTCTTATATAATCACTAGGAAGGTTGTGCTGTTCTTTAAATTGAAACAAAGGTGCTTTAGGACTAGTTGTAGTAGAGTTGGTTAGTTTTTCTCTAGCTTTACAACAATTCCATTTATGCATACGAACTAACTCTTCAAGAGTTGGTGTGTAATGCAAATCTAGTGTATCCTTTAAGACACCTGTATCTGTGTCAAAGTCAGATAGTAATAGTCGTTCACTACCTAACTTTGACAAAGCCAGATTACATAACTTTGTTTTTGTTAAAGACATTAGACCTTAAGATATGATTTATATGTAAACGGAGACATTGGTGTTTCTAAGTAAGACTCATCAACCGCAGGCTCATTAACACCTTCCATTGTGTTAGCACGTCTTGCTTCTGGAAGAAGTTTTTCATATAAATATTTTAATAACTCAAACTTTCTATTTACATCTCCTGCTACAGGAATAGCCAACTTAGATGCTAATAAAGTTCTTAAACAAGAAACATACATCATATCCATATCAGCTTCATCTGGAACAGCTAAATACTGTGCAAATGCCGCAGTAACATCTGTTTGAATAATTTTAGCTGTTTGAGCATTTGATAATTCGTGATTTGAAACAGCAAAATCAATTTTTGGTCTTATTGTTTCTTTACTATCAACTTTACTAATATAAATAATACGTTGAGCATCAGTAGGATAACCCCAATCTTGAGCAAAAGAAAGAGCCGCATCTGCACCATCACCTTCGGTAAGTGCTACACGATGTAAACAACAATTCCAACAATGCATACGAGTTAATTCTTGAGCCGCAGGGTTATAATGAAGAAGAGCCTGTTCTGCTATTGATCCTGTGTCATCTATTGCAGATAATTGAACTCTTTCACTTCCTATTAAAGCAAGTGCTTGGTTAATAATATTTAACTTACTTAAAGCTGTTTTATTTGTTTGACTCATAATTACACCTTCTCAAATGTTTTGTAAGAGTTGACGCAAACTTCTTTGTAGTCTTCTCCAATTTGTTGAACTTGTTTTCCTTCTATTGCATCAGCACGCAATGCATCAGGAAGAACAATGTTATAAAACTCATCTAATAACGCTGATTCTAAATCAGAATTACCAGTTATAGATACACATATTCTAGCCGCTAATAACGTATAAAAAGCTCTAGCAAATAATGAATCCATCATATCGTAATTGTTAGAGTTATCACTATCTTCTGGCTTAGCAGTATAAACAACAAAAGGATTGTCGTGATTTGTATTTATTACACGCATACTTCCTACTGTGCTTATTTCATAATCATTAGCTTTGTTTTTATAACCCCCACCTTGAGCCGCATTAGCTTGATAAACACGAACACATTCTGAAGGTAATTTATGAGCAAAATCATAACCAAAAACAGGAACTGTTTGATCTGTTGTTAAAGCCGCACTTTTTAAACAACAATTCCAAGCCGCCATTGCAGTTAATTCTTCTAATGTTGCATCAAAATATAAATCAACTATATCTTTTACTGTGCCTGTATCTGTGTCAAAATCTGCTAATTGAACTCTATCGCTACCTAATTGTGACAAAGCAAAGTTTGCTAATTGTGTCTTTGTATATTGACATCTTTCCATAATTTTCTCCTAAAAAGATAAGGGGGGCGAACCCCCCATTAGTCTTACTCGTTTGTTGTGATTAGAACGTGTCCTACTATTGTAGCATCAATAGTTCCTTCGTTCCCTGAACCACTAGCACTATCATCAGCACCTGCAATAGTAAGTAGAAGTTGTTTATTACCAACATCAATACTTCCTAATGTAGAAATTGCTGAAGCTGTCCCATCACTAGGAAAAGTTAACAATCCTGCACCATCATCAGATGTTCCATCAATAATTCTATTTGTATTAACAGTTCCATCTGCATCATTAGCAAAACCTAAATCAACTGTAACTGCTGTTCCTAAATCAGGATAAGCTACTGTTGCTGATATAACTCTTGCTTCTTGTGGCAATACTTTAGAAATAACATGGTTACCATTAACTAATGTGTCACCTGATATAGCTAAAGTAAAAGGAATAGCTTGAACATTTCCACGATACTTAGACTTAGTTTGAATACCTGAGTCTAAATCTGTAATTTCACTTGAATTTGCCATTTATCTATTCTCCTTACTGTGCACAAGCGATTGCGATAACTTTTTCTTCTTCCATACGAACAGCACCAAACTCGGCTTTCATGTAAGCATAGTAGTTGAACGACTTATCTGCACGCTCACTAATTTTAGTTGTCATATCTGGATTAACTTCAAACAATGCCGCATCTTGAACAAACGCATAACAAGCACGAGTGTTTCCAGACCCCGCAGTATTTTTCCAAACGCCTGTAGTTGTATTAACATCTGCTTCCAAATCAACTTGAATTGTAGCCGCTGTTTTAGGATCAGCAGTATTGAAGAAAGGAACAATATTAGAAATACAGAAGCTCGCACCCATGTAATCATAAATTTGACCTACGCCAGATTCATTAACTTTAACACCACCACGATTATCGAAGTCAGTAAAGTTATCATTGTCCATAATGTCTTTCCATTGATTCCAAGAAATCTTAAAGATTACTTTTTGGTTTTCAATGTCAACTGAGTTATTTCCGAACTGCTCAAGAGTAGTTAGGAATTTACCATAGTTGAATCCTAAGTTATCACTACCTGAAGTTCCAGCATCAGTAACTCCAACATCAATAATACCTTCAGCAATGAAGTCAGTTACAGTATCAATACCTGTACCAAACGCTGTAGCAGTATTACCTTCAACACCACCATTAGCAGAACCTAATAATGCCGCATCAATAACTAAGTCTTCTTGACGAAGAAACTTATTTTTCATAATAGCTAATTTAGCTGAACGAGGATCAACACCCATTTTGCTTAAGTCTGCCCAATCCATGAATTGACCATCTTGAAACGCAGTACGAGTTACTTTACGTCTGCTGTAATCGATGTCAGATACAGGAGAGTCAGCGAAACGATTGGTTACCTTACTAGGTAGACCACCACCAGTTGTTCTTTGGTAAATACCTTCTTTACGGAAAAGGTCGCCTGTAGCAACTTGAACGTAAGGACGCATTTTACCACCCTTAGTTTCAACAGTTTCTCGGATAGCTCTGTCAAAACCAGTAATATAAGTATTAAGCAAATTACCTGCCATAATACACCTCCATAATTAATTTTTATATACAAGTTTTAGTCGGCTCTGAGTATCTGCACTTGCAGGTCTAGCCTAATTTAAGGTTCTCACCCCAGATCATCCCACAGGCTCTTGCGAGGTATCCGTTTCAAATCTGCATGACTTATATGTAATAGTTACAAATTTGTCAAGTTAAAACTTAAGAAATCTTTTCAAGAAACGCTAAACGCTGTTTTAACATATTTTGATATGCAACATCGCTTGTGTTTCCTTCGTAATTTCTCATTTCTTCTTCTAATAAATCAAGTTGATCGGTTACAGTAGCATAGTTTTCTTCCATACCCTGTTCGATTATTTGATCTTCACTAATAAGCGGTACTATATTTTCATATACAGCTTTAATAAAGTCTACATTGTTACCAATAGCAGGGTCATCTTTAAACTCTTCTAGTCCAAGATAATCCATAACATTAGATACTTTACCCATGTTGTATTCAAAGTTATCACCAGTCCACTCTTTACGAAGTGTATCTTCGGCTTCACGAACAGATAACTCTTCTGCTTGTTCTATACTTTGTAAATCAGCAGTTCCATTTTCTATTTCCCAATTTACAATAGCTTGAGCTTGCTCATTAGTAAGACCTAACTCGTGAGCTACATCTTTAAAAGAGCCAAGACGATTTTCGTCTAATTCAGCACCTTCAGGTAATTCACCAGTTTCTATAGAATATCCTTCTACACTTGTAGGTATATTCATTATTTCACGTCTACGAGCAATGTCGTTTTCATCTTCAGAAAGCCAAAAATCTTCTGCTTTTCTTCCGATTTGTGTTTGAGCGTTTATCGCTCCTTTAACAAGGTCTGTTACATTATCGTACTTTGACCATATTGAATGTTTACCTAAATCATCTGGTAAACTATTTCTCCAAGCCTCGTTAAACTTGCCTTCATCTGTTAAGATATCCAGAGGCTGTGTTGCAGTTTCCTCACTTGAGGGTGCTTCTACAGGTGTCTCCACTTGTTCGCTCATTTATTCTCCTAGTTAACGTTTATATGTTTTTTTAACTGCCTTCTTAGCAGTTTTCTTTTTAGAAACTTTTTTCATGGGTTTCTTCTTACCATGCATCATTTTCTTTCCTCCACACTTATGCATTATCTATCTTGATATTTAAGGTTTTTATACTTTATTTCTTCAAGTTTGTTATTTACAACGACTTGTTTTTTGCCGTCACGAGAAACCATAACTTTACGCTCAAAGTCTAAAAAACTTTTTGTTTTGTCATTTAATTCCATAATTAACACTTCCATCTTCTGCGTGCTTGACGGATACGACTATTAGGGTCGTTTCTCGTTTTTGCACTACTTCTTTTAAGTTGTCCTAGTGATCTAGCACAATACGATTTTCTACGTTTAGCGGCTTTGCTACCTTTCTTAACTTTACCAGTAACAGCACCTTTTAATTTACTTTTTGGATTTGCCCTGCGGTATGCGGCTATACCTTTTCTGGTCATACCTGCACCCTGTTTAGTGGGTCGGTAGTTACCACCTTTACCTACAGTTCGTCTAATTACAGTTTCTGCCATTAGTCCTCCGAAATCATTGCTTCTATATATCTGTACATATCTTGCATAGCATTTCTATATGTACACTCTGAATGTGTAAGTTCACTACCTGCTTGTTCATCTATAGCAGATAATCTTCTTAAATCTTCTAATATAACCTGACCTTCTGGTGAATTAAAGACCATACGATATGTGCTAAGTAATTTTTCTAATTCGTTATTCACCCATAACCTCTTGTGCCATTATACTTTCAGGATCAACTTTACCACTTACTTTTTGTGCGGCATCTGCTATTGCAGGCATAGCTTGTACTGCTTGTTGTTGTTCCATAGCTTCCATTTTAGCTTGACGCTCTTCTTCAACTTCTTGTGGGTCTTTTAACGCATTCATACTAGAGCTATTAGCAAACCATATTTCTTGGAATAACTTGTCATAATCTACATTTTCTAATGATTGTAGTGCTTGTGGATTCATTTGAGCTAACTCACCAAATACACGCATTGTATTTACAGCACCCATAGTTTCAAATGATTTAGTAGCTAATGATAATCTACCAACATAATCTACTTCGTATTCTGGTGATTCTGCTAGTTCTTGTGGTACAGGTGGTAATAGTTTACGTTTTTGTAAAATGTAATAGGTATGATTCATTATAGGAGTAACGTGTTCTTCTACATATCTAGCTACAAATGGTGTTAATGTCATTAAATCTGTAGTCATACGCTCATTTACTTCAGTAGCAGTCATATTTCTGTACTGGTCTAATGGTCTAAATAAATGATTAAAGAACATACGTTTAATTTGATCTTCATGCATATCATACATTTCTTTAGCTAATGCAGGGTTTCCATTAGGCTGTAGTCTTTCTGGTTTGCCATTAGGATTAGTAGCACGCCATTTAATAAATGAACCTGCACGATTACTCATGCCTGAAACGCTGTCATCATCTGGAACTAGCCATTGTGGATTAGCTTGTTGTTCTGCGGAAATCATTAATGATCGGTATACCACGTTGGTACGCCGAGCAGTTCCTAGAATCATACTCATAGGCGAACGACCATATATTTCTTCGTTCCCGACCATAAAGCGAGATACTTTAAATGGATTAAAGTCAAACCCACTTTCCTTAATGATTTCTTTTGAGTCTTTAGAAACATGATAAGAAGCAAAAGGTTTTTCTGTTGCTTTTAAACTACCATATTTAAAATCTTCACGAGGTGCAATAAACTGAATAAACTTATATTTATTGTCTTTGCCCATTTCCATTTCTTTGAAAATCTTATCAAGTTTAGCAGAACGTACAGCTTCTTCACCAAACTTTTGAATTACTTGCCTACCTGTAAGCACATACTCACGAGCGACTGTATCTACTTCATGTAAATAATTTTCTGCAATACGAATATCATCTACAATATAATTACGAAAACGTACTACATTACGCTCATCTTCTTCTAATGAAAGGCAGTTTGTTCCAAAACAACCTAAAGAAAGTAATGATTGAAACTCTTCTTGTGCAAAGTTAGACTCAATTAATACTTTATGTGCAATACGACTTACTTCTTCAAAGTAGTTTGCTACATTCTTATTAGCCATCATCATAGGTGAAGGATGGCGAAACTTAGCCCAAACAGTATTTGGTGGAAACATATGAGAAAAGAAACCACTAGCAAAAGCATAGTTAGCTTCAATACAAGTATCTATCATACGTTGTGGTGGTTTTTCCTGACCTGCTACTCGTATTCGATTTATGTTATCGTTTGTTTGAAAACACCAGTCGGCACACTCTTGCCATAAATTCATCCAGTTACCACGAACTGTAGAATCCATAGATTCATACTTCTTAATTAAAGAATTAGCGTCCATTTAGAAAATTTTTCCAAGCAACCCACGACTAAGAATATTTTTTTTCTTTTTCTTAAAATTTCTCATAAGTGTGTTTTGTACACTCATGCGGTTTTCTGCCGCTTTATCAAAATATTGTTGTTGACCCGCCATATCTACTTCCATTGTAGGTTTTGGTGGTTCTATAATTTTTGGTGGCTCAGGAATTGGTTTGTTTTTTGATCTTCCCATAAAATTCTCTCATGTTATATAGTTTTAATTTATCTCTGTTTAACCTATGAAAACAGATATATTTTTTATTTTCAAAGATTTCGAACAATTTTGTAACTTTACCTGCGGCATAATATACGTACCATGTATCAGATATGTCAAGTTTTTTGTTGACATTTTTTAGTATGTAGTCTGAGTGTGTTTTATACCCACAAACAAACACTTCTTCATCACAATATATATGCGTACATTCCTTAAGTATTTTAGGTGCTTCTTCTTCGTAGTAATCAAAAAATAAGGTAATCATCTAGCATATATTCTCTACGATCTAATTGATTTTTAGGTTTTAGTAAATATTCGTTTATCATTTTATGATGATACGCCATAATCATCATTCTTATCGCATCAGCACCATGCGAATGTTCGTTATGAAGGATTTTACCTGTGTTCGGATTCCATTGATAATTGGTAAGGTGATCCAATAAGTTCTCCAACGAGCTATTAATTTTGCAAAATGGAAGATGCCGTCTGACAATTTCAACATCATCTCTGACAGAATTGGTTTTTGGTATCGCTCTAGCCTCAAAGCCATACTGTGTGCGGCAAAAGTCCAAGATATTAGTACCCGTATTACCCATACGTTTTTTAGAGTCGTGCGGCATATAGTGTCCTGCGTATCGGTATCCTTTTTGTGCGATGATATCGAGGTAGTGTTTAATTTCGTGTCCTGTGTTTTCATAATAGTCAATTACTTGTATCACATTATGTTCAACAATAGCAAACACTATTGCGGTTGGGTCATCCATACCTAAATCCCAAAATGTATATATAGCTTTATCATTTGCCGATAATGGTTGTACATTACCAGAATCATACAATTTTGTCATTTCGTATCCATACACAGAGTTTGCTACATCTGCAACCGCTTCGTTAAGATACTCCTGTCTAGCAAGCGAATATGAAATCATTTTAGAATCTACACGATCTTGCACGTTCATATAGATTTGCCCAGTAAGTGGGTCTACTTTACCCTGTAATTCTGGATTAAGATTCATCTCATCGCTTAACCAACAATATCGTTTAGTCTCTTGTGGCGTTAGCCACTCGCAAAACCAATTAGGATTGTCTTTGTTTGCTTGATACATTTGGTGTAGTTGGTTTTTCTTACCACGCATCGTACCATTCATAATTATAAACGAGTTGCCTTCATCCAAGATTGGTGCAAGAAAACCTGTTACCTCTTCTTTGTGTAGCGAAAACTCACTAAGTGCGTATCCATAACCACCCTGTCCTACAAAGTCTAGGTTATCTGTACCACCCATATTGACTGTAGAGCCATTGATTAACGTAAGTTTAAGGTCTGTGTTGTTTTTTGCTAGTACAATTTCTGGGGGAAATATCAAATCAATCAAATGTCCGCTTTTGTTGCCTATAGTTACTATATTATTCCATATAGCACGCTCTGCCCATTTGCGTGTGGGAAACAAATAATAGTATGAGCCTACACGCATCATAGCTTTTTTTGACAATATACTAGCAGTAGTTACATCTTTACCATGCCTACGAGGGTGGCTTATAAGTATATTGTTTACACCTCTATCTAGTGCCTGCCACGCACCCATTTGGTAGTTTCGTGGTTTAAGTTGCGGTAATCTTAACCTATTTCCCATGTTGCCTCTGCAAAATCTACTGTTTCTATTACAATATCTTGCGTAGCTTCATCTAGTCCTAAAAGTCTGGCTAGTTCTTTTGCCGATGCGGCATTACCACTTGCGGTTTGCTGTAGTAAGTATTCCATAACCTGTTGCTTTACTACTTCTTTGTCGCTGAAGTCTACGTTTACATCTTTTACTTTGTCTTTTTTTCTACGAAATTCAGCTAATTCTTGAGCATATGCCCACATTTTTTTGTTATCACCGCTTTGTAAGTCTGCGTATATAGTTTTAGCGGTCATTTTTTCCAATCAATATCATCGTAGTTAGATCGATACTTTTCTTTGTCAAATTTGTTGTACATAAAGTTTTGTCCATCACGCCCTTCACGTTTTCTTTTTGCTTTCCAATTACGTTCTTCTTGAGCATCTGGACTATACTTGTGTGGTAGGTTAGGAAAATGTCCCATTATCAATCTCCTCTAAGTAACACATCATACATATTCTTTCTTCTACAAAACCTGACTCATCAAGTATCTCAAACAAAGGATTCTCTTCTGTGTCGTCACAATAACATTTATCACAAATCATCTGGTGTCTCTATTTCTATAGTCTCCTCAAAGTCAATGCCGCAATATGGGCAGAATTTAGGGTTGTTTATCCCAAGCGGCAACTCAGCAATAAAAAAATAATTCTGGCAGTTGTAACACTCGCAATAAGATAAATCATCTAGTAGCATACCCGTATATAACCCCCTGCCAATAGTCTGGTCAAGCTCAAAATTTACAGAGTTTAGTGGAGGTCTATATATACGCCACATGACACGACCCCGCCTCCGACCCTACCCCCCTAGACCCCCCCTGCCATGCTCGTCTTGCCAAGGTCGCCTTATTGCAAGGGTACGATTCCTGCTATGTGCGTGCGTTGAGGTGCGGTTTAAGGTGTGGCGAAGGTCTAAATCTTTTTGTTATTTTCCCTTATTATTCGCTTGCATTATATATAGGTATTTGGCATACTTCAGACATAATAAAGAAAGGGAATATTAATGAACAAATCAACTACAATAGACGGATACACAGTAGAGCTAGATCAAGACGAACAATTATGGATTGAGAAAGATGGACGATTCTATGGTTCAGGTGCAGGGTTGGAAAATACAGGTACTCTAAACGACCGAGATGGATACACTCCACACTATGTTTCCGAAGAAACCCAAGACAAGATATTTGCATGGGAAGAAAAGCACACAGCCTAACCGATGAAGCCTAGCGAGGCAGAAACCGCTGTGAAGCGGTCTTAGGATAAAAGAAAGGATAAACATGAATTACGAAAAGATAATAAGAAACGTAAGACGATCAGAAGCAATTTGGAATGATCAAACTACGGAAAAATGCCACAGAATTATATTTAAATGCAAACAGAGATTAGGATACAATACAGCGTATTCTTCAAAAGGCGGAGATGCCTACGCTAATGTAATGTACTCATAAATAAAGAAAGGATAAATTATGCATGAAGATCAAATAATGGAAATGCACGAAGACTTAAAACGTATTGAACGAAATGAAACCAATGAAGAAATAGAGCGTATATATGATGAGATCGACTGCTATAATAAACGTAGCCAATTCGATTGGATTAAGATAGACGGGCTAAAACTAATGGAAGGCACAGAAAAGGAAGTTGCAGAGTTGGTTGACATGATTCAATACCGACAAGAAAAGGTACATAAATTAAGAACACATATAGACATATTACAAAAATACAAAGATGAAAAACTAGCCTAACTGATGAGCCGTAGACGGCGAAACCGCAGTGATGCGGTCTTAGGATTTAATTAAATAAAAGGAAAATTATGAGATCAAAAAATAAAACAGCTGTTGAATCAGCACAAGGTGTGTACGTTTGGGTACACAGTAGTAATGATGGTGTTGACGGAGAATGCTCCAATAATGGTTTATCATCTTACAAAACATTGCTTCAAATCGGTTGCGATATTGAGCTTGTTAAAGGTCACAGAAATACTTGTATTGCTAGACCAATCACTGACACACCAGAAGGTCACACAGGTTGGACATTTGGAGGAAGCTATATTGCAACCTCTGATAGTCGATTTTCTGAAGCAGTAGAGGAAATCACAGGTAACGATTTCTATGGTGCGATACCATTACATGATCGTACTGATACATGGGAAATGCACGAAAGGTTGTCACGATGAGATATTCCGATGAAATATTAGAGTTTCTATCAATATGCGGTAAATATTTAATAGACCCAAATATTGCATATGAAAACGAAAAGGTTAAAAAATACCTTAACAAAGGTGACTTAATTAAAATAACAAAAATTTTAGAGGAGGAATTTTAATGAATGGTCTAGCTACAAAACGACAATACACAGTATGGGTAGGTTCATCAGAAGTAAACGACTTCTACCTTACCAAACAAGAAGCAATGGATTTAGCCGATGAATATAAAGATGACGGCTACGATGATGTATTTGTGGAGTTGGTGTTAAAATGAAATATTATGTATATGAGACAGTACGCTATGAAATCCAAGCAAATTCCAAAGATGAAGCATGGGAAAAATTAGCCACTACAAAAGAACAACGTAAAAAATGGCTAGAAGAAAATGGTTGCAGATACCAATTCGAGTATAAAAAAGTAATGGTAGAAGGAGTAGAAAATGAATTGGGCTAGTTTATTATTTGTAATAGCTATGGTAGAAAGTAGCGGTAATCCCCACGTCAGAGATGGCGATGGGGGGCTTGCCAAAGGTATGTACCAAATACATGAGTCATACCTCAACGATGTCAATGTCAGATTCGGACATAACTACACGCATGAACAGATGAAAGATCGAAGGACGGCTGAATTAGTCGTGGTTAAGTACCTTCGATTTTGGGGTTATCGTTATGAGTTAAATACAGGACGAACCCCTACTATAGAAGACTACTGCCGAATGCATAATGGCGGTTGTCATTTTTATAAGAAACGTCATAAGACAGATAACTATTGGAATAAATGTAAGAATATTATTGCAAAGTATAATGTAAAATTTTAAATTAATAATACTAAAGAAAGGAAAGCTATGAATATTGAACCACCTACTAATCCGCCCGATTCTTATTGGGCAGAAGAAGAAGAGTTAGACTTCGAGATGACATTTGAAGCTAAAAATACCATACATGATCACAGTGAAGATTGTTACACATTGCATATACCATATTTTTTATATGATGATGCAAGAGAATCAGACGAAGGAAAGTTTCGTATGATGGAGTTATATGAAACAGAGTTGAAAAGATTATTCAAATTATGTTGCCGACAAGAATGCATAAAGGAATTATTCCATGAAGCAATAAACGATATTAGAAAAGAGGTATTAAATGATAAAAATAACTAAAGTAGTTGACGACAAGACTGCTACAGAAACTTGTCCAGATGTGATGTACCGCATCGAAGATCGTATCAATGACAATCGTGATGGTTGTCAGCAAGTGATTGTCCTAACTCGTGATGAGTTGGGGCAGTTGCACCACTTGATAGACGTGCAGTTTATGAGTGAAGACCCTAACTTTGAAGAATCTATGCAACCATTGAATGAAAGGGGTATAGATATCTTAATTGAGGAAGACGATGAAATTGAAGAAAATGAAGTTCTCGATACCCCGTCTATAGCTGATATGCTAGATAAGCAGGCTAGAGATCGTAAGCAGGAAGAGATTAATAATGAGATGGCATATGACGATCATAAAAACAAGTGGAGTACATAATGATATTGAAATTAGTAGGCGTAACATTCGCCACACAAAGAAACCCAGAGCTGAAGAAACTACGTCCAAGTGGCGTAGTCAGTTTTGTTGCAGAACCAGATAATGAGTACGACTCCAATGCAGTAAAGGTTATGTATAAAGGTAATCACATCGGTTATGTTCCAAAATCAGAGTATGCACAATCTACCGCATTAGAGAAGGGTACTGCGAAGATTGTAAGCTATGCTTACTTTGACCCAGACTTAAAATGGAATGAGGAACACATCGGTCAATTCCAAAGTATGACCTATGAAATAGAAGAAGAAGAAGTAGACAACGACAACGGGCGTATCATCGGAGGGAGGTACGTCCGTTGTACTACTTTTTTAAAATACTTTGACACAAGTGGCGGTGCTGAAGGATTGATTCGTTGGGCATTTAGTCAGGGTAAGACTTACGATGAATACGAAGAAGCACTCAATGAGTGTGCAGAGAATGGTACATTAATGCATGATGAGATAGAGGGCTACTTTAAAACAGGTGAGTTTACCGAAGGCAGAAAGTATTTACCAAAAGGTTGGAATAACTTTTGGGATAAGTACAGACCAGAGATGATTTATGGTGAAGAACGATTCTATGACAATAAGCTAATGATTACAGGTCAACCAGATTTTGTTGGTTTTATTGATTATAAAGGCAGGCGTGTTCGTGCCGTAGTTGATTGGAAGAGTTCTAAACGTCCATCACTCAAACATAAAATACAGGCTAGTATATATTCGATGAACTCATTGTTGTATGATGAACCTATTGAGGTTGCAATGGTTGTAGCATTCGGAGCTGACAATAAACAGGGATTTAGTGTAGCGGTAGTTGAGCGTGAACAGATAGAATCTAATTACGAGGCTATGGTTCATTTATCAAAAGCCTTAGAGTGTGTAGGTATTTTACCAGATGAATACTAAAACATCTCACGCCTTTTTAGTTGAAGAAGCGGTTCAGTATGGCATAGAGAAAGCTATATTACTTCAGCATATAAGATTTTGGTGTACCCAAAATAAAGGCAAAGAAACACATGAACACGAAGGCATGGTGTATATGTATCAATCTGCACAAGATATGCATAAACACTACCCATATTGGTCAAGGCAAAAGATTAGTAGATTGCTACGAGATATGGAGTACGAAGGATTAATTAAATCGGGTAACTTCAATAAGGTGCAATATGACCAGACCAAGTGGTATACTATTACTCTCGAATGTTCAGATTTAAACAATCGAATATCAAGAACTGAGCAACCTATACCATATACTAAACCAGATACTAAAACAGATAACTTATTTGAGACTGTTTGGGTTCAGTATGAACGTAAAGGTAATAAGAAGACTGCACGAATATATTGGAACAAACTAAAGTATGAAGACAAGATAGCCATTACAAAAGCTATACCAATATATATTGCATCACGAGAATACAAATACCGCAAGGACTTTCAAGGTTGGATAAACCCTACGTATCGCAGATGGGAAGATGAAATAATAACAGAAGAAAAGGAAAGGATGAAAATATGAAACTACCGCACTCACCAGAAGACGAATTAGGCGTGTTGGGTTCTTGTCTTTTAGATAGCTCGTTGATTCCAAAGATCGACTTGAAACCAAAAGACTTCTACGACCCAAGACACGAGAAGCTATGGAACGCACTACAACAACAATACAACGAAGGTAAGGCGATGGACGCATTGACCATAGGAGCATGGCTGAAGGATAAGGATTTACTAGAAGATGTAGGTGGCTACGATCATTTAGTAAGACTACAATCAGATGTTCTTGTACCGCACCATTCACAGCATTATGCAAAAGGTGTTAAAAAAGCATCTAAATTACGTCAGGAGATTGCCATACTTCAAGATGGGTTGGGGTCTGCCTATGGTGGAGAAAGTGTATCAGAGAAGGTAATAAGTGCCTTAAACCTATCAGCAATCAACAACAACGACACTCGCTCACTTGAAGAATTAGGTGATGAGTTTATCGAGAGCTGTATTGAGGGTTCTGTTGGTCACTTCGATTGGTGGTGTGATGGTTGGACTACAAAACTAGGTAAGATGTCTAGTGAACTTATGATTTTACACGCACCGAGATCGACAGGTAAGACTGCGATAATGTTACAATGGATTGTAAATGCACATCGGCACGAAATGCGTACACCACTAGCTTCGATTGAAATGTTAAAACCTGAACTTATGCCAAGACTTCTAGCTTATGCAGGTCAAGTAAATACATACACCATGCGGACAAGAGGGTTTGCTACTGAAGATGAGATAACAAGATCAAGAAAAGCAAACCATGAAATAAAACTACTCGACCTATGTGTTAGAGATAAAGGAATGAGTATTGAAGATATAAGAGGGTGGTCAATAGCTGAAGCACGTAATGGTGCTGACGCTATATTTATTGACAACTTATTATCAATTAATGATGGTGGCAGTAAGTATGAAAGCAAGACGTTGATGTACGATCATTTCATACGAAGACTACGTGACCTACGAGATGAGCTAGAGATACCAATAATAATACTAGCACACCCTAATATGGACGGACAGGTTGCTTGGAGTAGAGATGTAGAAAACTTTGCTGATGTAATTTTATTTTTACAAAACGTACCGCATACAGGTGCAGAATGGAATGGCAAGATTATTGACTACGAGGGTGATGGTCATGTTGTAGCAAAATTTCAAAAAAATAGACAGGGAATAAGCCCTGTTGCTAGTCTGATGTTTAATAAAGAGTACCAAACTTTTAAACATTTAGAGTGGCATTAGTGTTGACTATGAAGACACGATCCGTATAATAAAGAAAACTAACTAATAGGAGTAACAGTATGGGACTAACAAATCCAGAAAGTGTAGCAAGTAAAATTGTTACGATAGTAAAAGGTAAATTCACAATTCGTTTAGCAGATGATAGCGATCATCCTAAAGCAGTAGAGCGTGAACTTACTATGGGTGCAAATGCAGGTAAGAAAGTAAAAGAACTACACTACACAGGTATAGAGGGAACTATTGAAAGGTGTTATATAGATGAGTCTGACTTCGGTGCAAACTTCATTACAGAATTAGTTGATGATGAAGATGCTCGATTCAAACTACAGATGCCATTGGACTCTCAGTTCTTTGGACAGTATGCTAAACGTATGCCTAATATCGATATACTTAAACCTTTATTTTTAGGTTTAGGATACGATAGAGAGCATGGTCGTAATTTCTTATATGCTCGTCAAGGCGGTCAAAAAGTAGAAATGGCATATACCAAAGATAATCCTAACGGAATGCCTCAACCTACTAAAAAGACAGTTAAGGGTAAAGAAGTATGGGATTGGGAAGAACAAGAAAACTTCTTATATGAAGTAGCAGTAGACTTTTGTTCTAAACTAGAAACATCGGACATTCCTTTCTAATGACTGCTAAAAAACGCAAAGTAAAAAAACGAGACAGAAGGTGGTATCTCGAAAAATTAGTTACTAAAGCTAAACTTTGTGTTAAAGATCGTGATGGTTATATCTGTCAGCATTGTAACAAAGAATGTAGCGGACGTAACTGTCACGCATCTCATATTTTAAATGTGGGTACACATAAAAGTTTTGAGATAGACCCAAGTAACATGAAAGTATTATGTTCTTATTGTCATTTACGTTGGTGGCACAAAGATGTACTTCATGCAACCGAATGGTTTAGAGGTAAGTTTCCAGAACGATATACTTATTTAATGGAAGCTTGTAAAGAAAAATGGAAAATACCTACATCTAGTCTTATAGATTTACACAAAAATACAAAAGGTGATGGTTCAGATTACGCTGAAAAATATTATAAACTTATAAAGGAGATAATTAATGCATGATGACTTTTTCTTTGATTTAGTTCTATGGGTTATATCAGCTATAGCATTCTTTTGTTTGTTTAAATTATTAACGGAGATGATATAATGATAGATGTATTACTTATAGGTTTATGTGTGATGCTAGTAGTAGCCGCACTATGGAGTGATGGATGAGAGCCAGAGATTTCACAGCTAGTTGGAATCGAGGACAAGAATTAGAAAGGAAATTCTATGAAATACTTAAACTGCGTGACAAGAATGCACGACAAGCGACACCGCAAGAGCAATATAAACACATTGATTTTTTTACCTACTTTGGAACGATCGATGTTAAGAGTAAAAAGAGAATTGGCAGAGCCGATGTTGATGAGCAAGAGACAATCGTGTGGCTTGAATATAAAAACGTACAAGGTAGAAATGGTTGGCTCGTATCTCCCTTTGTTGATATACTTGCGTTCGAACGGGATGATGACTTTATTCTCGTCAAACGTAAAGAGCTTCAACAAATGGCTGATGAACTTTGCAATCTAGATAATATGGTAGATAAATCAAGCGATGCTTTATACAAAGGATACACTCGTAAAGGTAGAAAAGATTTAATCACTCAGGTTAAAATGAAAGATGTAATGGAATTAGAACATAAAGTATGGAGTAAAAATGGCATATAGTAAACGTAAAGCAATAATGATAGAACAGATGGTAAGTATGTTTGATATATCTTATGTAGCATTTGCATTAGATATTAAAGTAGAGAGTGTAAAAAGAGCTATGAGATATGCGAGGAAAGTATGCTTGCGATAACATTAACAAAAGATAACACATCTATGTCACTAAAGACTGATGGTGAATCTATTCAAGATGCTGTTGAGCTAGCACAGAAAGTTGTTGGTTGGGCATTTGAACAACAGATAGAATTAAAGATAGTTGAAGAAGAAGATGATGCTATTTATTGCGAAGGCATTGAACCCTCGGAAGAACGAGAGATTGATGGATTATAATATTAAACTTAAAACAGAAAGGAGAATTAACTTTTTTAAACGACATAGTTGATAACGAAGAGGGGCATAACGCCCCTTTTTTATTTGTCCAACTTAATCACTTTAACGTAAGTTGCACCTCTGTAGTTTAGAGTCACTTCCATGTCGATCTCCCATGTTAGCGTTCCTTCACTCACTATGAGTTACTTCCGAGCAATAGCTTGAACGATATTACAACCAATATACAAATATTAAATTCATTGTCAAGAACCCATGTGAAGTATTTTACACTCACCAATTATATCTGGATTAATCTCTTCTTGCATTTGTGATCCTGCGATTCTTAATAATTCTCTTCTGTTATAATTACTTTGTTCTACTACTGTGCTTTTACCAGACATAATGTGAACGACTTTATACATAGACATAACTCCTCCGTTAATGATTAAATGAAAAATGAGGCTTTTAGTAGTTTATACGATGTGCCTCAAACACCGCTAATGGGGCGAAAGGAAATAAAGCCCCTAAGATTACTACTTAACTTGTGATGACCCGAAATAAAATCCGACAAGTGCTAGCATCGTCTGCCGAACTTCGGGTAATAAAACGTATCCTTGCAATTCTATCCAACCATTTCCTTTATCAAACATATTACCAAACAAGAATCCAAACAAACCATTTTTAGACCCTGCCTCTATAGTAACTGGTTCGTTAAAGAACGCAAGAATAAATGGTGCAAATATTACAGCAAAGAGTGTACACAATGCTATTGTCCTACGAACAACTGCACCTGCTTGCCCAGTACGTTTAGCGGCACGATCAGCAGAGTCGTCAGCAAGACCTTGCTTCTGCATCATTCTATCGAACTGTTCTTTCTGTGCCTGTGCTTGGCTTGCTATGAGCTTCATAACAAAACCAGACAAAGAGCCACCCATCATGGACAATAATTCAACTGACATCAATAACCTCTTCTACTCATAAGAGTTTTTTCTCTTTCTTTTTTACCAAAAAGTTTTACTTTAGATTCTGTTCCAGTTATTTTATTTAATATTTTAACAGGAACATTTATTATTTTATTTGGTATAGCCATCAGACTATTTAAAACACCTGCAATCATTTCATACCTTTTTTATTCATAAGTGTTTTTTTCTTACGCAACATTTTAAAATCTTCACCTGAGATTTTACCATCTTTGTTTACATCTAATTTTTTTCTCTTACCTATCATTGGTTTTTTACCATACATTATCTATACCTCTTTGTTTTTTTTGCTATTGATTTTGGTTGTTTTACAAATTGTTTACCTGCTTTAGTTCCCTTACGTTTAGCTCTAGTTGTAGCCGCATACTCAGCAGAGCTAAGAGCCTTGATTGCCGCTTCAGGTAAATACCTTTCACCAGTTTCACTAGACTTCTTACCAGACTTAGTACGCCACTTCTGTTTTGTCCAGTTAGCTAATGATCTTTGCGACTTCTTTAACATTACCGATAGCCTCCACCTTTGGCTTTATACATACGAGCTAGCAGTTGTGCTTTACGACCAGACCATTGTCCTGCCTTTCCACCTTTTGTGCCTGCTTTAATTCTGTTAAATAATGTCTTACGCATAGTAGGTTTTGTATAATTACCTGCTTCGTTTACTCTACTTTTTGCCATCGCACATCTCCTTAATATGTAATCCTACTTGAGCATAGAATGATATAAATTGTGTCATTTTATTTTTTATATCATTATATTTACTATCTATTTGTTTTGTAAAATTATTTATTTTATCTTCAATAACTTTGTTATCTTGATCGATTGCATTTTTTGTTTTTTTAATAAAGTTATCTAACTCACTATCAATATATTGTCTGTATTCTTTTATTTCTTTTTCACATGAACTTAATGCAGAAGTAACAGTTTTTGTATGTTCTTTAATTTCAGTTTCTTTTTTCGATATTATTTCTAAAACTTTTTTTACATCACTTAAAGTTGATTTATGTTCAGAAATACTTTTATTAATTTCTGATTCATAACTTTTTAAGAGATTATTAGCAATTTTAGTTACTGTTTTTTCTGGATTATTCCATAATAAAACATTTATAACTTCACCAAGTTTTTCTTTTACTTCTTCTAATCCATCATCACTTTTTACATTCTTTATCATTTTATTAACCTTCCTCCTAGTATAGCAATACCTGCTAATACAATACTTATAAATATAGCACGACCTATCAGCAACGAAGTCGTATCTACAATCTTAAGTATTTGTCCTAGAATAGGCAAGTGTTTACTGTCTATATATTTAGATGCAGTCTCCACCCATTCCTTTTCTTTTACGCTAAACTCACCATTTACTTTCATCAATCAATTACCTTTGTTACTACCCATATCATAAGAATAAATATTACTATTAATAATAGAGTATCAACCATATTTTCTCCTTGCTAAAAATAATGTCGTGCCACCAACTAAGGCAAGACCCACAGCGACTGGCTCTGGAATAACAGTTAGCTCATTGTCACTATACACATTAAAGTCGACTGTACCTGTAGTCATTGGATCATACGATGTGACCATAGCTACAATCTCGTTGGT